TGAAATCACTGATATTAACTATTTCCAGAAAAAACTCTATAGAGCATTGAATGTTCCTGAGACCAGAATCGAAGGAGATGGTGGTTTCTCATTGGGTCGTTCTTCTGAAATCCTGAGAGACGAAATTAAGTTCTCCAAGTTTGTTGGGAGAATGAGAAAGAGATTCTCTGCAATGTTCAATGACATGTTGAGAACCCAACTTCTTCTCAAGAATGTTGTCACTCCCGAAGATTGGGAAGTGATGGTAGATCACATTCAATATGATTTCCTCTATGATAATCACTTTGCTGAACTGAAGGATGCAGAACTTCTTCAAAACAGATTGGCTCTGGTGGAACAAGCCCAACCTTATGTTGGTCAGTACTACTCACAAGATTATGTAAGAAGACATGTTTTGAGACAAACTGACACTGAAATCCTTGAGCAGGATGCTTTGATTGAAAAAGAAATCGAAGAGGGTGTCATTCCTGATCCCAATGCACCTGCTGAAATGCCACCAGAAATGCCTGGTCAACCTGGAGCACTTCCAGCTCCAACTCCAGATGCAATGGGTGCTCCAGTTTCTCCGAAAGACCCAGAACCATCTGAATCACCAGCTGGTGGCACTATCTAAATAACACTACATTCCAATTTTATGCTATGGATGAATTAATGGACCTTATGGTGAGCGATGAATCACCCTCACAAATCAGTGACAAGATCAAAGATCTTCTGTTTGCTAAATCTGCAGAAAAGATTGAAGCTATCAGACCTGATGTAGCTGCTTCTGTTTTTGATGATCCTCTCGATCAAGTTGAAGACGAAGTAGTCATCGACGATGAAGAGGTTGAAGAAGAAGAAGAATAAATAAACTTATAAGATTACTGTGACTTAAAATAATGGCTGCCTTAAAACCAGTTGGTATTAATACCACGTTTGCATCCGGCTCGTCATCTGCTCAATCTGTTGCAATTGCACAACAGTCTGATGCAATCAGAATTTTGGCAGAAGGTGCTGGTGTTCACGTTGCCGTTGGAACAAATCCAACTGCAACCGTTGACAACTTCTATGTTGGCACGAATGAAGCAGACACAATTACAATCGGCCCCATCACTTCACAAAGAGTCGTTGGTGTTACAACAGGAACAACAACAATTCTTGATTTCCCAGAAGGAACTGGTTGTCCGTTTGCAGTTGGAGATGCAGCTAGTTTGACAGTGAATGGTCAATCAACCCTCAATTTTGAACACAAAATTATCACCGATGTAAACACCACTTCAAATGTTGGTGGTTACTATAACACTAGAGTTACTGTTGATCATGATTCTTCTGCAGGTCCTACCTTTAATGCACCATACGCAGAATTGAGAAAATCAATCAAGGTTGCAGTAAAAACAAACTCTGGAACAGGCACAGTATTCATCCAACAGGTTCAAGACTCATGAAATTAATCAGAGAAGAAATCGAAACAGTTGATTTTATCGTTGAAGAAAAGAACGGTAAAAAGCACATGTATATCGAAGGTATTTTCCTTCAAGGTGATCTGAAAAACCGTAATGGTAGAATGTATCCAATGGAAACTCTGAGAAGAGAAGTCCAAAGGTATTCAGAAAACCACATCAATGCAGGCAGAGCTCTTGGAGAACTCGGACACCCCGATGGTCCAACAGTTAATCTGGATCGTGTCAGTCACAAAATTGTTTCACTCAAAGAGAACGGAACCAATTTTATCGGTAAAGCGAAGATCCTTTCTACTCCGATGGGTAAGATTGCAGAATCTCTTATTAATGAAGGAGTTAAGCTTGGTGTTTCTTCTAGAGGTATTGGATCACTCCAACAAACAAGAGAAGGAGTGAACATCGTCGGAAGCGATTTCATGTTGTCAACGGCAGCTGACATTGTTGCCGATCCTTCCGCTCCTGATGCTTTTGTTGAAGGCATCATGGAAGGAAAAGAATGGGTTTGGGATGGTGGCATTCTTCGTGAAGCACTGGCATCCAAAACTTACAAACAGATCAACACTTTGGTTGATCAAAAACAACTGGATGAACAAAAACTGAATTTGTTCAACAACTTCCTGAATAACCTGTAAAGGTTACGAATTTATAAATAAATAAAGATTATAAAAGGTTAATCGGAGTAACTTCAATGTCTCGTGGAGATTTACAAGAAATGGAGCAATCTAAAACTGCTGTGAACGCGAACGCAAAGCCTGCTGATCCTCAGCAAAAGGTTTCAAACATCACACCTGGTCAATCAGCATCTTACGAAGATCTCGGAGGTCCAACCCCTGAGAACTATTCACCTACTAATGATTCCGCTAAGCTCAAAGAGCCTAAGATCAAGACGGTTCATGATGTAGTTAATAAGAACGCAAAGCCAGCAGATCCAATCGATACTTCTAAGAAAAACACCTACGGTGAAGAAGCAGAAGTAGAAGAGGAAGTTCTGGAAGAGGAAGAGGTTCAGCAACAAGAAGAGTATGACATCGAAGAAGATGTCAACGCTCTCCTCGGTGGTGAAGAACTCTCCGAAGAATTCAGAGAAAAGGCAAAGGTCATCTTTGAAGCCGCTCTGAACTCTAAGGTTCAAGAAATCTCCGAAACTCTCGAAGTTCAATTCCAAGAGCGTTTCAACGAAGAAGTTCAAGAAATGAAGACAACTCTCACCGAGAGAGTTGATGCTTATCTGGAATACGTTTCAGAAGAGTGGATGAGCGAGAATGAACTCGCCATCGAACACGGTCTTAAGACTGAAATGACTGAATCATTCCTGGCTGGAATGAAGGGTCTTTTTGAAGAACATTATGTAACAATCCCTGAAGAAAAATATGATGTCCTTGAGACAATGGTAGAAAAACTTGATGATATGGAGACCAAGCTCAACGAGCAGATCGAGAAGAACATCTCCCTCAATAAGCGTCTGGCAGAGTCAGTTGCTGATGGTATCTTAGATTCCGTTTCAGAGGGTCTTGCACTTTCTCAGAAAGAGAAGCTCGCTTCACTTGCCGAAAGTGTTGAGTTTGAAAGTGAAGAAGAATATCGTGAAAAGCTGGAAACTCTGAAGGAGTCATACTTCTCCAGAACTCCCGCAACTAAGTCTGAGGCACCCCAAACCCTTTCCGAAGGTGTTGACACCACAGTAGCTCCAACAGCATCTGGAATGGATGCATATGTAAGAGCACTGGGTGCATTCAGCAAAAATTGAATTTTATACAATTCAAACAAAAACAACTAACTTATAGGTAAACGCAAATGTTCCAATCAGAGCATCTGCAGGAAAAGTGGAGTCCACTTCTCGACTATGAGGGTCTTGACGCAATCAAAGATTCCCATCGTAGAGCTGTAACCGCAGTCCTGCTGGAAAACCAAGAAAAGTTCCTCCGCGAGGAGCAAGCATTTAATTCAGGTATCAACCTGATGGAATCACCCACCAACTCTGCTAACGCAGCTGGTGCTTCGGGTGGTTTCGGTGGTGGAGCCGAAGCAGCTGGTCCAGTTGCTGGTTTCGACCCCGTTCTGATCTCCCTGATCAGACGTGCAATGCCTAACCTGGTCGCATATGACCTGGCAGGTGTTCAGCCAATGTCTGGTCCTACTGGGCTGATCTTCGCAATGCGTTCACGTTACACCAATCAGAGTGGAACTGAAGCACTGTTCAACGAAGCAGATTCCGCCTTCTCTGGTCAGGATGACGGCTTCAACCTCACCGCAGGTTTCACCGACGTTAACGCTGGTCTGGGTACAACTGCTCAGTCTGGTACTAACCCCGCTGTTCTGAACCCTGTTGGTACCGCTTCCTCAACCGGCTATGATGTCGGTCAGGGAATGGTTACTGGTGACGCTGAGAACCTGGGTGCAGGTACTGGCGACCAGTTCAACCAGATGGCCTTCTCGATCGAGAAAGTCACCGTTACCGCTAAGTCAAGAGCTCTGAAGGCTGAGTACTCACTGGAACTCGCTCAAGACCTCAAGGCTATCCACGGTCTGAACGCTGAAGCCGAACTGGCTAACATCCTCTCAACCGAAATTCTGGCTGAGATCAACCGTGAAGTCATCAGAACCATCTACAAGGTTGCTGAACAAGGTGCTGTTTCCAACACCGCAACCGCTGGTGTGTTCGACCTCGACGTTGACTCCAACGGTCGTTGGTCTGTTGAGAAGTTCAAGGGTCTCCTGTTC